TTGGTAAAGTTTCAACGAGCGAGAAAGACGAGAAGTTGTATTTGAACTATAACGTTGATAAAATTATGTACCTTCCTAAGTCTTCTAAAACAACTCCTAAGAAAGCTGCTGATCCAGAAAAAGGAACAGTAGCTGCTGCTGCTCTTGGTTCTATTGATTTCTCCCTCTGATTCGGACTAACTAACCATGGTATTTATCGCTGGAAATTTTTCGGAAGACGAAATTCTCTGTAATCTTCCTCCGCATACTCTTCGTGTTGATCTTCAAGCTCGTCGTTGGAAATCCGATGTTGACCCTGACTCAGCAATCGTAGATAAAAACGACAACGGTATACCGATTGAGTTTATCCTGATTGGCTTCACTCCTTATTTCGGTAATCTCGGAATGAGGAATCAAGAAGAATTCATCCGTGTCGCTTACATCGGCGTTTCTCCCAACCACAGGTTGCTTCCGCCACGGTGTGTTACGACCTCTATGATTTCTGGCAAATCGAGTCAAAAGAATTTCATCTCTTATTTTCAAACCCTGTATAACAACCGCATTAATTGTGCGTCTGTTATTACATCTTCGAAGTTTGTGACCCGCTCGTTTAACGAGAAGGATCCTATGACCGGAGCTGATGGAGCCAAGATTAACTTTAACGCTCTTGAATTCTCTGATCGTCCGCCTGCTGACGACAAAGAGAAAGCTTTGATCGAAGACGTAAACACATGGCTCAATGCAGACGGCGGAAACATGATCGCTGCTGCTCTTAAATCTCATATCCCTGGGGCTACCTTGGTCGAACTTCCTTTGGGTGCGGATCACACCGCAATCAAAGCGGCATTCGCAGAGTCGCATCCTTTCAGCGGTGAAAGGCAACTTGCCTCAGCCAACGAAGAGAAAGCTCTGCCTCCGGCTGCCACTCCCAAAAAGGAACAAGCAGCTTCCAAAAAAGCTGTCGAACTTACTGAAGAACAAGCAAAAGCCCTGGGTATTGACTTCTAACTCCTGCAGATAGCATTAAACTGCGGGGTGCGAACCCCGCTTTTTTATGCACAAAAAAATCATTGCAATCAGACAACGTGTTGGAAATCTATGGGTCGCTTTGTTTTACGAACGGATCGGAGAAAATCTTTGGCACGTGGGAATAAACATCAACAAGTCTCGCCGAGCACAATCCGACTGGTACAAAAAGAGAAAAAATAAACGTGCCCGAAGAGCGAACCAGATTCCCACGGGGCGGAGTCAACGCGGTCTAGCTGCCCTTTATCGGATGTTTAAAGATACACATATAAAATTTCCAGCTGGCTCAGCATTTGTATCTATACCAACGTCTAAAAAACGCGAAGCAATTTCTAAGTATATAGAACGCTTAGGGTTTACTTATTTTGTTCAGGATGATTTACCTCTTTGGGTTTTAATAACTCCTCAAAACCCGGAAGAATAATCTTATTGCTCGCGCACCACGAGGCTAATCGAGCAAATAAATGACTACGCAACAGGTATTGCTTATGTATCTCCTCAAAAATCTTTAACAGATCCTCCTTGCTGAGTTTTCGTGCATCCATCATCACTCGTTGATGTAAAAATTCTTGTTCCTGTGTCTGCCATTGGAGGTTCAGCATACTCTAAATCCTTTGTGTGACTGGTGTTAAGACCGTGAACTAAACGAGCCGAAAGCGGCTAAGCTGGACTGGTTTTAAGATCACTGCAGATGTCTACGTTTTACAGCATCCCAAAGGGTGTAACCCACACCTTAATAAAACATTCCTATCTGCAGGGAAAAATATTTGTCCCGTACGACCCATTAAATGTACTCTCAGATCAACTAAAAGGGCACAATTATCAAGTAACGACAAACACAGATAAACAGAATTTAACCAACCCGATTTGGTGGGTGGGGGAACGAGACAAAGGTCATGATTGGGTGGTGGCATCAACCTTAGGTTCAGACCCAGAAAACGATTACATACTCGAATACGGATTAGAAATAGCTAAATGTGGGATTGCCGTGTTGGATCGGCTGTCCTTCATCGAACCTGTGGCTAAACGAAGAGACTTCTTACTAAAAAATAAGCTTTCAAATATGATCGTTCTGTCCCCACGTCCTAAATTTAGGGCCATCGGCTCCAGCCGCGATTCCGTAACTGCTTGTTGGTTTGTGTTCCAGAAGCCAGAACGATGGCATGATGGGACTCAAATAACATACGGAATTAATTGGGATCAAGTCGATCCTCTTCCCGCTCTCCCAGATTTATGACTTCACCCAATGTTCGGCGACTCGAAGAGTTCCAAAAACAAATCGTGGAACAGCTGGCAGCTACAAATGCCAAGCTTGATAAAATCGCTGCCTTACTCCTTTCTAATCAACTCCTTGAAGAATGCGTCAGTCCAGACGGAGAAATCAGGACTCCCGAAGAGTGCGCAGACATTGTTAGGGAGAGTTTTTGCGCAAGCTTATGCCTCTCCGAAGAACTGAACAGCAACCAAAAAGAGTTTCAGTATCAGGTATCCGAGTTCTATCTGGACTCTGATGAGGATGAAGCTGATGAAGACGAGGAAGATGAATGTGAAGAAGAAGAAGATGATGACGATGATGACAGCGGTACAGTAAATTACTCGTTGTCTTTTTAAGTTATTCTTAAAAAAGTAATGTAATATGCGGGTAAATGACACAACTCCAGTGTCCCAAACCCGCTTAAGTATTGACGGCAAACGTTATTACAACTGCAACGGTGTTCCTAAACCGTTGCCTTCGGTGACTACTATTCTGTCGTCCACGCAGACTGAAGAAACGCGTAAAAAACTTGCCGCGTGGAACCTATCGAACCCCGGTGCTTTAGATAAAGCAGCAAGCAGGGGGACTTGGATTCACTCAGCTACTGAGAATCACATTCGCGGTTTGCGAGTCGAACCGCCTTCAGACTATTTACCGTACTGGAAAGACGTACCCGAAACTCTCGACGATCTCCTCAAAAACGGCAAAGTTCTGTGGAGCGAGTCACCGTTCAACCAACCGCAATGGCACAAGTATGTAGGTGACGATGGTGTCGGGCGCCTGCACTACTACGACGATAAAACAGAACAAGGTTATGCAGGGTGTCCAGATTTAATTTATAAAGATGAAAACAACGAAATAGTTTTAGCGGATTTTAAAACAAGCACGTCACCGTATTCTTTAAAATTTCCCAAAACGAACTCAGGTATTTCTGATACCGTACGAAAGGCTTTAATCTCTGGTGTATTTAAAGCAAAGAAAACAATGCTGCAGCTGGCGGCATACTCGTTAGCAGCGGAGAAATGTCTCGATATTCACGTGGACAAGACAAGAATTATTGTCTCCACGCCGCTTCCTGAATATAGCGTACAGGTGTTTTCTTTTAGTCGAAAAGATCTCGAAAAACACATGGAAATGTGGCTACAAGTTCTCCGACAGTTTTACGAAAACGTCTGAAGAACTTACAAAAAGAAAGCCCGAATTTAAGTTTTTCCTAGGCTGCGCCTGGGTTCCGCCCGTGCCAGAATGGCCAGACGACAGTGAGCCATGAACTATTTCTTTAGTCACAACGAAGAAGTAAAAAAATATATTGATACTCGTATAGGTAAATTAAAAACCGGCGGTAATTACGCGGCGTTTAATGATAACTGGGAAGCGTGGGAAGGTTCTATTCATGATGTTGAAGATTTTGTATCTATTGGAGAAGGTTTGTGTGCGTGGCATTTAGTTAACGGTAAACGAACAAAAAACGAAACAGGGTGTATTCAAGCTGGCTTAATCATCATTGATGTAGATAATCAAGCAGATGGCAAAGATGCCGACGGTAATAAAATACAAAAGCAAGAATTAAATGTAGCGGATATAAACAATTTAGAAATCTGTAAAAAGTATTTAAGTCTTGCTTATTACTCGCCGAGTAACACAACAGAGTGGCCGCGATTCCGATTGGTGTTTGGTTTAGAAAAACCGATTATCGATACGCAGTTTTATCAATGGTTTACAAGGCAAATTGCGCAGCAAATACCTGGAGCCGACATAAGGGCCACGCAGGTTCCAAATTTGTTTTACGGTTGTAAAAATAAAGGCGACATTATATGCGTAACAGATAAATATATACCTGCAAACAAAGTC